AATTTTACAATAGGATTCGGAGAAACATTTTCTAGTGGGCCTTTATTAGGTTTTTCTTCATATCCAGCAGATGAACAAAATGAATTCAATGAGTTTAACATTTATTTAATATTTGTTTTTATTCATATAAAATGGTAATAAAACTATGAGCAAAATATTAGCAAAGCTATTCGGATCTGCGGGATCCGGAATAGCAGATAAGATTTCAGGTATAATAGACAAACATACTTTTAGCAAAGAAGAAAGAGCGCAGATAAAAAAAGAAATGGATCAGATGTGGATTGATGCAGAAGCTGATATGCAAAAGAATGTAACAGACAGATGGAAGACTGATATGGCTTCTGATAGTTGGCTTAGTAAGAATGTTAGACCTTTAGTTTTAATATTTCTAGTTGTATCTACAGTTCTTATGGTATTTATAGATGCAGGAGTTATATCATTTGAAGTTAAAGCAAATTGGATTGATTTATTACAATTAGTATTAATTACAGTAATTGGTGCTTACTTTGGAGGAAGAAGTGCTGAAAAGTTTAAAAAGTAATGGCTAAAGCAATTATAAGCACATATAGGAGTAAATCTAAGAAACGTAAAGGTATACACGCAAAAAGTAAAATGAGTGCCTTAAAAAGCTCTAAAAACTATTTTAAGAAATATAAAGGACAAGGTAAATAATTTAAAATAAATTTTATATATTTACAAAACACTTGCAAAACCTAATAAAGTTGGACGTTGCTTGGATCAGGTAATTAATTTTCTTTTCTTTTTGCTGGCTTTTTCTTTTCTTTTTCTTTTTCCCTTTTTTCTTTTTCTTTTCTTTTAATTATAAAAAATTTATATATTACTTAATATTAAATATGAGAAAAATTTCACGTAAAGGATTAGTTAAAAAATTAGATACTATATTTTCAATATATATAAGACTTCGTAAAGCCGATGATTTAGGTGTAGTTAGCTGTTATACTTGTGGAAAAAAAGATTATTATAAAAAAATGCAGTGTGGCCATTTTATGTCACGTAAATACTATTCAACAAGATGGGAAGAATTAAACTGCCAGGTACAATGTTATTCTTGTAATGTAATGAGATATGGTGAACAGTATAAGTATGGTTTAGAATTACAAAAAGAATACGGAAAAGATCTTCCTGAAGAATTATTAACGATGTCAAGACAAATAGTCAAATTTTCTAATGATGACTTATTAGACAAGATAAATAGATATAAACAGTTAGTTGATTTAAAGAAAAAAGAATTATATTTGTAAGATAATTACCACCCGGTAATTTTGTTTCCTAAGTGTTTTTTGTTTGAAAAAGGGGTAAATTAGTTTTTACCCTTTTTTTTATATTATTTTTTTTTTATATATTTGTATAGAACAAAAAAAACATTTATATGGAATATCAATTAGCAGCTATAGTTCAGCTTCGAAAAAGAGTAGACGAACTAGAAAATCAAGTTGAAGAATTAACAATTAAACTTGAAAAAGAACAAAAAGAAAATTTAACAAATCACAAGTATGGAGACAAACATTTATCATAAGCTTTATAAGCTTCAATCAGAAATTGGAACAATTAGTAAAGATGTAAGAAACCCTTTTTATAAGAGTAAATATTTTGATATAAACTCTTTGATAGGTCAACTACAACCTTTATTAGAAAAACACAAACTAGTATTAATTCAACCTATAACAGATAATCAAGTAAGAAGTGTTATAGTAGATTTAGATGGCGGAAGCGTAGAATCAAGTATGCAACTACCTAATATACAAGACCCACAGAAAATAGGTTCTGCAATAACTTACTATAGAAGATATACATTAACATCATTACTTGGATTACAAGCAGAAGATGATGATGCTAATTCAACAGTTGGTTATAAATATCAACCAAAAAAAACAAATTACAATCAATCAAATAATCCTTTAAACAATATATTAAAATAAAAATTATGGCATCAACATTAACAGTAAGCATAGACTTAACAAAGATAGATAAAACAAAAATAGCTAAAGACAAATATTTAAACTTAGCTATTAGTGTAAATGACCAAACAAATCAATATGGACAAAATGTATCTGTATATCATTCACAATCAAAAGAAGAAAGACAATCTAAAGTTGAAAAAATATATTTAGGTAATGGCAAATGTGTATGGAACAACGGAACAATTGTAAATGCTGAGTGGGTAGAAAGAATAGATAATTCACAACAAAACCAAGCTAGAGAAGAAATTGATTTATTTTAATGCTTAGCAATTTAAGTCACTTAGAGAAAAAAATCTTAGATGTAAAATACGGTAGAGTAAAACAAGGTTTAAAAATAGGAGTTCCTGAAATAGATGAGCATATACGCTTTAAATCTAATAATTTCAATTTAATTCTTGGCCACGCTAACGTGGGTAAAACTACCGTTATTTTATATTTAATGTTATTATATACTATAAAGCATAATGTTAAATGGCTTATTTTTTCAGCAGAAAATTCTTCACAATCAATAGCTAGAAAAATATTAGAATTTAAAACTGGTAAACCAGTAAATAATATTACAGACAAAGATATTCAAAAAACTTTAGATTGGTTTAATACTTATTTTAAAATAATAGAAGTAGATGACTTATATAATTATAAAGATCTTTTAAGTGAAGCAAAACAAATAAAAGAAAAATTTAATTATGATGGTTTTTTAATTGACCCTTATAATAGTCTAGTTAAAGACAGAAATACAATGAGAGGTATTAATGGTCATGAATATGATTATCAAGTTGCAACAGAGTTTAGGTTATTTTGTAAACATCAAAATGTTTCGATATGGTTAAATGCTCATGCTGTAACTGAAGCTCTTAGGAAAGTACATAATAAAGAACATAAATATTCAGGTTTACCTATCCCACCAAGTTTAGCAGACGTAGAAGGTGGAGGTAAATGGGGAAATAGAGCTGATGACGTTTTTACTATACACAGATATATTCAACATTCTACTGATTGGATGATAAGTGAAATACATGTTAGAAAAATTAAAGAAGTTGAAACCGGAGGAAGACCTACTCCAATAGAACAACCTATAAAATTACGCATGACAAAAAACAATATTGGGTTTGAATTTGCAGGAGTAAATATTCTTCATTGTAATAATGTAGATATAAAAGATATATTAAATATTTTTTGATTATATTTATGCGTGTCTAATTGGTTAGAAATTATTGCTAAAGAACATAAGGAATGGATTAACATTGTTAACTCATTTGGCGAGTATGATTATGCTGAGGATATTGTACAAGAAATGTATTTAATATTATACAAGTATGCTAATCCAAATAAAATAATAACAAATGGAAAAGCAAATAGAGGTTATATATTTTTTACTTTAAAAACAACTTACTATCAATACTATAATACTAAACATAAAATAAAAAAAGTTAGTATAGATGATTATAAAATTAAATATGAAGATACTATTGAAGAACACAAAGCTTATAACAAAATATGTCAATTAATAGACAATGAAATAGAAGACTGGCATTGGTACGATAAAAAATTATTTAAGTTATATAGAGACACCGATATGAGTATTAGGAAAATAGCAAAAGAAACTCAAATAAGTTGGGTTAGTATTTTTAATACTTTAAAAAATTGTAAAAACAAAATAAAAGATAAATACGATAAAGATTGGCAAGAATATAAAAATATATAATTATGAAACAACCTAAAGATAAAAGAACAAAAGCATATAAAGACTGGAAAAAAAAGTTTGATTTAGAAAATAAAAACAAATCAGAAGGACTTGGTGATACTATAGAAAAAATAACAGTTATGACTGGTATAAAAAAAGTAGCTAAGTTTATAGCTGGCGAAGACTGTGGGTGTGATGAAAGAAAAGAAAAGTTGAATAAAGTATTACCTTATCACAAACCTAAATGTTTAAACGAGTCAGAATATAATTTTTTAGAAAATTGGTTTTCAGATAGAAGATTAATAATTACTCCAGAAAAACAACAAAAACTATTAGACATATATAATAGAGTATTTAATACAAAAAGAAAATTAACCTCATGCAACTCTTGTGTAAAAGAAGTTATATTAGATTTAGAAAAATTATTTAAAACATATTTATAATGGATTTACTTAGGAAACAAATCTACGAATTATATTTTAATGAAATTGGAAATACATTAAGAAAAGAATTTGAAAAAACATCAGGAAAAAAAAGAACAAAAATATCTAATCTTATTAAGTGTGTCAACGAGATGTATATGTATACAAATCATTTAGAAAACGAACTTTTAGTTAAAGAACACAGAGAATCATATTTAAGATCAGATAAAATTAGAGCTATACAAAGAGCTAGGAAAGCAGAAAAAAAACATAAATAATTTTTCTGTTAATAAAATGTTTATTACATTGGCTGTATAATTTATAAAATTAAAAACATGCCGAAACCTAAATTTAAACACGAACCTATCAGTAACGAAATATTTGAAACGTTTAGAGTTCAAGAAAAAGCAAAAAAAATTAATGAAGCAATTGAACTTATTGTAAACGAAGACTACGTTATATTAGACTTAGACAATAAGATTATAAATAAACACAACTATAATAAAACTTAAAACAAAAAACACATTATGATTATTTTTTATTCAGATTTAGCTTTATATGTAAAGCACACTTATACTCCAGGTAGAAAAACTTTTAAATATTTTGATCCACCTGAACCTCCAGAAGTAAATATAGAAGATGTATTTTTAAATGAAGAAAGTATATATAGTTTATTAGGAGACAAACAATTATTACACATAGAAGAATTAATTTATAATGAATATACTGAAGGAAGCAGATAAAATAATTAACAAAAGATCACAAGAGAAAGAGAGAAGTTATGGTCCTTTTTCCGAAGGAATGAAGAGGGCTGCAATGATTGCTAGTGGTTGTACTGGAAAAAAAATAACAGCAAAAGACATGTATATGTGCATGATAGCATTAAAGTTATCTAGAGAATCATATAATCATAAAGAGGATAATTTATTAGATGCTGCTGCTTATATAGGTGCTTTAAATAATTTTGAGAATGAAAAATAAAAAAGCAATAGTAGGAGTAGTAAGTAATCCTGTTAGAAGTTTAAATAGTCACAACGGAGGTTGGACATTGGTTCTAAAAAGTATTTATAATGCAGACATATTAACTGAAAAAGATGATTGGAATGATTATGAAGAATTAATACTTTCAGAGGGTGTTAATTATAAAGAAGGCAAGTTTAATTTTTTTGGAGGAGTTCAAGATTCTTTTTACAAAAGACTTAACAAGTTAAATAATTTTAATGGAAAAGTATATTGCATAAATGAAAAAATAGATTACAATGTAGCTTGCAATAAAAGAAAAGAACTGAAAGGTTTAAGTTGTAATAAATCACCAGAAGTTTTATATACTAAAGAATATAATAACAAACTAATATTAGGAGATAGTCATAGTGTTTCTATTTACAAACCAGGATATTCTATAAACAGAATAGATGGTAAGACATTGAATGGTTTTTTAAAAATAGGATTACATAATTTTATTACCAAAGATACTAATGATCTAATTTTTTATGCCGGAAATATAGATGTTAGATTCCATGTACATAGATTTGGAGGTAGAAAAGCTGTAGTAGATTTAATTAGAGAATTATTTTTACAATTAAATAAATTAAATTTAGATAAAATAACATTAGTTTCTTTGTTGCCAATAGAGGACGAGTCTAGAAAAATACCAGGAACTGGTTTATATAAAGGAAAGCCTTTTTACGGTACTAAAGAACAAAGAACTTATTATGTTAAAGAATTTAATAGTTTATTGAAAAGAGGTTGTAATCATTATAATTATAATTTAATAGAATGGGATTTTAATTATGATAAAGGTCTTTCTTTTGACGAAATGGAATCAAGACAATCTGTTCATTTAAGACCAAAGTCTTATAAATTTATAAAACAATTATGTTAGAACAATTTAAAGACTATTATAACAAAGCACATAAAATGCAACAACTTAAATTTCAAGGATTTAATTGGAAAGAAAAAGATGTTGACGATGATTTAGTTTGGAACATACCTATATATGACGTAGTTAATAGAAGGTTTGCAGCGTTTAGTAGTTTGTTAGAAGCAATAAAATCAAAAGAAGATCCAAAAAATAATAGTATTTATTTTAAAAGTGCTAGAGATAATATTAAAGATGTTAATTTTATTAAAATGTGTTATTTATTTAGATTATGTGGTTCAGGAATTAATTACATACCTAAAGATAATTGTGGTTCTCCTTTTGGTACACATGGCTTTGGTAACTTTTGGGTCGTAAACGAATTAAAAAAAGGATTGGTTGACTGTAATAACTGGATTAATGTTATGCCAGAAAAAAAATTTTGTGATGTAAAGGGATATTTGTTACCTATGATAAAAGGTGGATTATATAATTTCATACAGAACGAAAGTAAAGAATTAATGTTTAATTTAATAAATTACATTAAACAACCTGGTATAAAGGGTATTAAGGATATTGTTGATTATGGGAACAACTGGTTAATTAATAAAGGTTATAAAAGACAAAACTTTGTATTGACTGCTTTTTCTATGGATATGGCAGAATATTATCCTAGTTTAGTTGATAGAGATAGTGATGTTTACGTAGGTTCTAACGCTAGAAAATGTTTAAAAATGATATTACCTAATAAAAAAACAAATGATGCTTTACGTTATCTCTGTGACATTACAGGGGGTTATTCAAAACCTTATGATATGGAAGATGTTGCTTGTGACTTTATTAGATATATAGAAAATTTTCAGAGCAAACATCATGTAGAAAAAAACAATGGTATAAAATATTATAATAATGTTCTTAAATAAGCAGAAAAATAAAGAAAACAATGATCTAAAAAACAAGAGTTTAGATTATTATTTAAACTTAACTAAAAACTTTAAATCTTCTTTTGATGATTTTGTTATAAAAAAAGTAAATGGATTTAATGTAATAGATGAGTCTTTAAGTTGTGAAGTAGGTTATAAAGCTAGATCTGGAGAATTTTTTATAAAACAATTAGTAGAAAAAAATGTTAAAGAAATAGTATATGTTCAACCAAGGAGAGGTTTTGCCGGTATAAGTTTATCTTGGTTATGTAATAAATATAATATTAATCTAACTTTAGTTATGCCTTCCTCAAAAGAAGTTAGTGATCATCAGGCATTGTGTATAGAACTAGGTGCTAAACCTTTGTTTGTAAGAATAG